TTAAAATTTTCTTTTTCTTGCTGCTTCTGATTTTTTCTTTCTTTTTACACTTGGTTTTTCGTAATGTTCTCTTTTTCTAACCTCTTGTAGAACACCATTTCTTACGCATTGTCTTTTAAATCTTTTTAATGCGTCTTCTATATTACCATTATTAACTTTAACTTCTGACATTTATTTCCCTCCCCTCACTATCACTACTGCTATCTGCCTCGTCTTGTGGGATTTTTTAACTTTTACTATTATATATTAAAAGTTAATAATTGTCAATAATTTAGATTTGGTTTTTGGGAAAAATATTATTTAAGAAATGCCTTCGAAGAATGGGTCGTCCAGGAGTGCGACCCCTACATTTTCTCTACATTTTAGAGTACCATCTTATTTGTCGTATTCGAATAAATCTCCTAATGGTTTTGCTTCATTTAATCTTTTTATTGCTTCCGCAAATAGAGGTGCTATTGAAACTACTTTTATTTTGTCTATTCTTTTTCCTGGCTCAATTGGAATTGTATTTGTTACTACTAATTCTTTTATTGGTGATTTTTCTATTCTTTCTATTGCTGGTCCTACTAGTACTCCATGTGTTGCTCCTGCATAAATTTCCTTTGCTCCATGTTCTTTTAATATATGTGCTGCTTCTACTAAAGTTCCTGCTGTGCTAACTTCATCATCAAATATTACTGCTGTTTTACCTTCTATATCTCCTATTATGTTTGTTGCTACTGCATTGTCATTGTTTGATTCTCTTCTTTTATCTATTAACGCTAGTGGGCACTCAAAGAATTTAGAATATTTATATGCTTTTTTTGAACTTCCTGCATCTGTTGCTACAACTACCATATCTTTTATTTGTTTTTCTTGGAAATATTTCTCCAATAAGTGTTTTGCTGTTACTCTATCACATATTATATTAAAATATGCTTGGATTGCTGGATTATGTAGGTCACATGTAAGAACATGATCTACTCCTGCTGCTTCTAACAATGTTGCCATTAATTTTGCTGTTACTGGCACTCTTGATTGATCTTTTTTATCTGATCTTGAATACATGAAGTATGGTAAAACTGCTGTTACTCTTCTTGCTCCTGCTCTTTTAGCTGCTTCTACAGTTATTAGTAACTCCATTATTCTTTCATTAACTGGTGGCTGTGTTGTTTGTACAATGTATACGTCTTTTTCTCTAACTGTTTCTTTTAGTTGTACAAAATTGTTATCATTTGCAAATTTAAAGGAATCTTTTTGTCCCATTTCAATTCCTAAATTATCACATATTTCTTTTGTAAATTCTTCTGCTGAATTGCAGGCAAAAACTTTAATATCGTTCATGCTAGTCCCCCTATTCGATTTTTGAAGAGTTTTATACAATTCTCTTCATTTTTCCACTTTTTTTGTCATATTTTACAACATTTTTATTGTAACATTACATTTGCCTCATTTCAACCAAAATTATAAATTATTTTATTTTTTTATTAAATAAATTGGAATTTGTTTAGTTCCGGATGAATTCAGGACAGTCCCCAAAATCCCCAGGTTTGGTGATTTTAAGGGACAGTCCCTAGAATTCCCCCTCACACAAATTCCAATTTGCATAACTTTTTTTCTCATTCTATTTGTTAAAAACTTCTCGAACTTCCTCCGCCACCGGAAGACCCTCCGCCACCAGAAAATCCTCCTCCTGAAGAACTTCCTCCTCCAGAATAATCTCCACCAAGATCTTTAACAAAAACTATTGCCATATTAATTAGCAAAATTATTATTGCAATACTAAAAGACTTTATAACTATCCAAGAAACAATAAATATAATACCTAAATAAATCAATTTAACTATATTTTTAGAAATAAATTTCATAATTGTTGATATTATTAAAGAAATCATTATTAAAACCATAAAAACTTCATCAGAGCTATCTTGTACTAACTTTGATTTTTGTGCTCCTGAAATTTCTATATTATACTCTTTGCAGACTTCTTCTAATATTGCACTAAATCCATTTTTTATTCCTTCATCATAGTTATCGTTTTTCAAATATGGAATTATATATTGATCTTGTATTCTTCCTGTTTTTCCATCTGGTAATGCTCCTTCTAGCCCATAACCTACTTCTATTCTAAACATTCTATCCCCTGTAGAACATAATAAAAGTACTCCATTATTTTTTTCCTTATCCCCTATTCCAAATTCTCTAAATAACTCTGTTGCATATTCTTCTATTGTTTTTCCATCTAAAGTTTTGACAGTTACAACTACAATTTGTGCTTTTGTTTTACTCTGCAAATCAATATTTGAATTTAATATATAGTTTTCTGTTTCTTCTGATAATACATCTGCATAGTCATTCACATAAAAATTAGTTTTAGGACTTACTACCGCGTATGTTGTATAATAAAATGCTAATATTGTAAATATTAGCATTATTAGTCCAAAGAGCTTTTTATTTTTAGTCAAAGTTAACATTTGGAACCTCCTTACTTTGTTCTGAAGCTTCAAAATAATCTCTTTGACTATATCCAAACATTCCTGCCATTAAATTTGTAGGAAATCTTTTAATTTTTAAATTATATTCTTTTACAGCTTCGTTATAGTCTCTTCTTGCTGTTGCAATACGATTTTCTGTTCCTGATAACTCGTCTGAAAGTTGAATAAAGTTTTGTGAAGATTTTAAATCTGGATAATTTTCAACTACTACCATTAATCTGTTTAATGCACTTGTTAATTCTTCATCTGCTTTTGCTTTGTCCGAAACTGTTGTAGCCCCAGCCAATTTTGCTCTTGCTTCTGTTACTGAGTTTATAACGTCTTGTTCTTGTTTCGCATACCCCTTTACTGTATTAACTAAATTCGGTATTAAATCTGCTCTCCTTTGTAATTGTGTATCAACTGCAGCAAATTTATTATCTACTTCTTCTGCTTTTGCAACAATGTTATTATAACTTGATACAAACATTGCAATTATAATAATTACAATTGCTATTACTGCTAAAATCAATATAGTGTTTTTTGCATATTTATGTGCATCATTGATATTTCTTGTTTTTATTGCAATTGCAAGGTTTTCAAGTTTTTTTCGTAACCTTGTCAAACCTTGCAAAACTCCATTTGTTAATAACAAATTAATAACAAATTATTTTTTCTTGTTCATCCAATTAAATTCATCCATTACACCTTTTCTATATACTTTATATGTATATTTCGGAAAAATATGTAATAATATGATATCCAGTAAGTTCATTATCTCTATATTCTCCCTTCTATTTATTTGAGATATCTCTTTATAAAATTATACCATATTATGTTAATTGAAATAACTATACTGGAAGATAGATATAAACTCTGCTTTCTGTTGGTACTATTGAATTTCATTATTCGACATTTTTCGACATCATTTTAAATCATTTATTAGCATATCCAAATAATCTCCTGCTTTTTGTTTTTTCTTTAAATTTTTATCAATAAATTTTATTGCATCTTCTATTTGGTTGTTTTCTAATAGTCTTTTTATTTCTTTTAATATATCATTCATCAATAATACACCTCATTTCAGAGATATTATACCATTTAGCACATAACTTGTAAAATAGTTATTCTATATTTAAGTCAATTCAAGGGTAGTTAAAATATTTACTACTTTCTTTTACAATAGTTATAGCAGAATGGAGGTGATTAGATGATACAATTACAAATTAAAGAATTATTAAAAAAACAGAAAAAAACGAAATACTGGTTCGTAAAAAATATGGAAGGAGGTTATCAATCACTCACAAGATTAATGAATAATGAAACAAGCAGTATCAAATTTGAAACATTAGAAAAAATGTGTGATATTTTTAATTGTGAAATTAGTGATATTGTAGTTAGAAAGAAAGGTCGAAAAAGAAAATGAGTAAATTATTAAATCAGTATAATGAATTAAAAAAGAAAGATGCATCTTCAGTTTACTTGTTTAGAGTTGGAATCTTTTATAACATAATAAATGAAGATGCTAAAATCATCAACGAGAAACTAGGCCTAAAGCTCACAGATTTGGGGCCTAATATTTCAAAATGTGGCTTTCCTATTTCTCAATTAGATAAATATATCATACTACTAAATAAAATGAAAATAAAGTACAAAATTATAGATAATTTACCTAATAATTCTAATATCAATGACTATATGAAAAATATTGAAATTAAGAAAATACTAAATAAAATTACAACTACGGATATGGATAATATAACTTTTCATCAAGCCTTCGATATTTTACTTGATATTCAAACTAAATTAAAAAATATAGAGTAGAGGATTTTTTCCTCTACTTTATATTTTTAAAACTTGTCCAGGATATATTTTATTTGGATTTGCAATTCCATTTTTTCTTGCAATTTCTTGATATGTAGTACCATATTTTACTGCAATTGCTGACAATGTATCCCCAGATTTTACTGTATATGTTTTTGAAACATCTTGTGTATTTGTTGTATTATTCGTTGCTCCATTTATTTTTAAAACTTGCCCTGGATATATTTTATTTGGATTTGATATACCATTATCTGATGCAATTTTTTGATATGTAGTGCCATATTTTGCTGCAATTGCTGATAGTGTATCTCCGCTCTTTACTGTATATGTTGTGCCATTATTAGATGTTGGATTTGTATTTGTTGTATTTGCTCCTGGAATAACTAAAGACTGACCAACATAAATAATATATGGACTTTTTATTCCATTTGCACTTGCTATATCCTTCCAATTAACTCCTAATCTACTTCCTATTGCTGATAGGCAATCCCCACTTTTTACTCTGTATATAGAAGTCGTTGTATCAGAATTATCAGATGGGCCTTCAGTTGGAACAGGAGTAGGATTAGTATTTCCATTTTTATTTAGTACAAAATCTTTATATGCATAGTTCATATCAAGGTTTCCACTATATCCATTCAATTTTCCCTCTGATGTAAATTGCCATATACCACAATTATTTGCATTTTCTCCATCAGGAGATGTTGCATTTCCTTTTTGTTTTCCAGCAGAAACTGGCCAATGAGCAACCCATTTATCAAACCTTGTTAGTCCTGCCAATTGATTCTTAAACCAACTAGAATTTGCATATACTATTGCATAATATCCTGCATTCTCAAATATTTCTCCTTCAGCTGTGCATATAGCCTTAAGAGTTTCATTTGAAGGCATACCATTTCTTCCCTTATATCCGTCTGCATCTTCCATATCAATACATAAAAACGCTGGTTTTATTGAATAACTATTTGCAAGTTCAACCAATTTTTGAGCTTCCTCTTTTGCTTTTTCAACATTTAATGCATATGAATAAACATATAAGCCATATGGCTTTCCATTTTGAATTGCTAAATTAACATTTCTATCAACTTTACTATCTTTTTTCCAAGCAAAAGCTCTAAATATAAAAAAGTCCACTTGTGAACTTAATGCTTTTATATCTATATCTCCTTGCCAGGCAGATATATCTGGTCCTTTATAAGCCATTATTCCTCACCTTCCTCTTCATAATTTCTTAAATTTTCTGCATTTCCTAATTCTATTGCTAATTCTTTGCCTTCTTCCATATTGCATTACCTCCTTATAAAAAATAATACTGGAAGATTTTTTATTTTTCTTCCAGTATTCTATATATACCGTAATTTTTTTACGGTGTTTATTCAGTTTTATTTGTATTACTTTCTTTCAGTTGTGTTCCAAAATAAAAAGCAATTATCATTAAATATATTTGTTCTATATTCATTTGTCCCATTATTGCTTTATATGCAACTACTAATGTTAAGATCAAGGTTACTAAACTTTTTACATTTATTAATTTTGCAAATTTATCTTTCATTTAACCCACTTTCCTTTCTAAATCATTTATGCGATGATTTATTACTTTTATTTGTTCTTCTACTACCGGCATTCTTTTAGCGAAATTATTGTGTTCCCTAACTTCACTTGTTAATGCCTCAATTTTTGTATCTGTTACCGCCTGCTGAATTTTTAAATTTGTTTCAATTTTCTTATTACTAGATATGTTTGAAATAATTGTCCCTAATAATGTTAGTCCCCCAGTAATGATTGCCACTATAATTGACTCCATTTCCAATCCTCTCTTTCTTTTGCAATATAAAAAGAGCCTTATTAAGACTCTTCTTCCAACTTTTCTTTTACTTTCTTTCTCCATAATTTAGGGACATCATCAATTGTCATTGTTTTTAAATCTCTAATTTGGATTACATAAAAATTAACCATTGCCAAGTACCTCCCCAATTTCCATAATTGCCTGTTCTAATGCAGAAATTCTATCAACATCAGGAATATCAACAATTTGTTTTGCATATTGTTCTTTTGCAAAATTTATCCAAGTTTTATACCCTTTTGCAGTTGATAATTCTTTTTCTAAGTTATCTCTATATATTGTCGGAATTCTATATATATCAAATTTATAAATAGTTCTTGAGATTGCTTTTCCAGTTTCTGCATCAAAATCAATTCTTTGCTCTTCTGTTATATTATCATTTAAAACAATTTCGCATCCATTGTTTAAAATGTTCTCAACTATGTATTTTTCCGGTTTTATATCTGATTCCACTTGATAATTTACTTGCATTTCTTATCACTCCTTTACATTTTTTTGTAGTTATATATGGTTTAACATATTTGTTTCTGTAATTAAAACTATTACAATGTTTTAACCAACCATCATAACTAATCATAGCATAGGCATCATTTAGTCTTATTTTTTTTCTTTTATATATTTTCTTTACTCTTCTTTTTATTCTTAAGAAATTTCCTCTTCTTAATGTTGTATATCCTCGGTAGAAGCGGTATCCAATAAAATCAACTGGTCTACTATCAACTTTAAATAATTGCCAATTTTCTTTTAATTTTAGCCCTTCTTTCTTCAAATAATCACTAATTAATGCCCTACATTTATGTAATTCCTTTTTATTTCTTCCAAAGAGCAACATATCATCCATATATCGCAGATAATATTTTACTTTCAGTTCTTCCTTTATATAATGATCTAAACTCTGTAAATAAAAATTTGCAAACCATTGAGATGTATAATTACCGTATAGGTAATCCAGACTCTGAACTATCTATTATTTTATCAATTAAATCAAGCATATCATAATCTTTAATTATTCTTCTAAATTTACTTTTCATACAAAATTTATCAATACTTGGATAAAATTTTTTCACATCTAATTTTAAGCAATATTTAGTATTTTTCTTATCATCTTTTAGTATTCTTTTTATTTGCTTTCCACCATAATGAATACCACGATTTGGAACAGATGCACAGCAATATTCATACATTCCCTTTTCTAGTATTGGTTGCAATTGTAACATTATACACCAATGAATTACTTGGTCTGGATAAAAAGCAGGCTTAAATATTATTCTTTCTTTTTTATTAACTCCATCGTGAATTTTCATCTTTTTATACGGACTTAATTTTATACTTTTATCAACTAGCATTTTATATATATCATCTACATAATAATCTATATTGTTCATTATTTTTACAACATTTTTTCTGCTCTTTTTACCTGCAGATGCTTTTAAAATTGCTATCTTAATATTATTTTTATCACATAGCTTTGAATAAATATTGCCTATTCTTTTCAT